TAGTAGAACCAACATAGATTGAATTGTTTGTTGTGTTCTTGATTGTCACATTTTCTTTTTCTGCGTCTTTTGCTTTCTTGTGTATTTCAATAAGATCTTTGTTCATTTCAGTTACAGTTTTGAGAAGTAACGAAGCAACTTCATATGCTCTTGGTGAATCTCCTGCTTCTGCAACACGCATGATTCCCTGCACTGCATCCATGCCAGTAGTAATCATCTCGGTAATGCTGTCTCTGGCCTTTTCAAAGTCACCACTTAGCATTGCCTCTCTTTGTTCTTTTTTGATCTTATCTAGATCTTTTTTACAGACAGGCAATTCTTTTGGTTTAGATGGATCATATTCCACATCTAATGCTTTTGATATTTTTTGATTTGCATCACTCATGGTACATATGTAATACTTCCAGTATCTACATCTCCAGTATATCCAAGATCCATTATAAAATCTTCATTAACATAGTTTTTAAAGTTTACATCCACGTTTTCGATAGGCCCATAATTGGTTTCTTTGATTCTTCCAAACATATATGTCTTTGCAGAAAATGTTAACGTAGATGTAACATTTCTTCTAGTAGCATATGTTCCTTCAAAGTCTTCTGTTGTTTGGACTCCATTTAATTGAAATGGAACATCTACCTTTGTATTTAGTTCGTTGAAATTAATTGTAACAGTGAAATCTGGAGTGAAATTAGGAAGTATCTGTTCTACTATTTGAAAATTATCATCTATTGTTCTTGTAAAGATAAACACACCAAAGTCAACAATATATGGAACTTCTGACCACATTGTTTTTGTATTTGTTTCAGTGGCAGTAAATACTTTGTTTAATTTGTTTAATTTTCTAGTAGGATCATATGCTATATTTGTTATTTGAAATCCTATTACTGGTAATGTTATTCCTAACTTTACTCCGGTAGAAATGCTGCTCGCTTCGGTTAGTCTTCGTACAAACTTTTCTTTTGGCCCATAAGATAAAGGCACTCTAATTTTTTCAGTCAACGTATTCGATGAATCAAATCTAGAAAGATATATTTCATTGAATATAGAACCAAATGCAACAACTAATTTCTTTAGTGAACGATTATAGTAACTGCTGTCTATTCCAAACATTAATATTCTCCTTCAGAGAATGGATCTCTCTCAGTAAAGTCAAAGATTGATTCCTTGTCTTGTCTATAGGCAATTACATCGTTATCTCTATCTGGATCTTCTGTTTCTGGATTTCTTGCAACCACAACAGAACTGCTTGTAACATCTATTAGACTATATTCTACACCAGATGTAATACCCTTAACAGATTCGTCTCCAGATACAAACGATCCAGTAATATCAGCGACGTAGATATAATTATAAGTGTTTCCACCAGAGTAGTTGAATTCTACTATTGTACCATATGCAGTTGCATTTGCGTAAGTAGCACCAGAACCAGTAACACCAGCAACTTGGAATAGTCTTTCACCATTCAAGAAGTTATAATTAGCAGTAGCACCAAGAGGAGTGAAACTTAGTTTCAGTTTCTTCAGGTATTCTTTGCGATCTGTTTGTACTGAATCTATGTTTGAATTTCCTGTGCTTATTGTTTCGTGTGAATAGTGGAAGACTTCACATACTAAGTTATATGTTGTAAGATTACCGAACTGGAAGAATGGTTGTTTATCTTCAACAAAGTTAATTTCAAACAAATATTCCATCATTGGAAAGTAAATTAAATCACCTTCTCTTGGTCTTGTTATGTTTGTTTCTTTTGATACAATTTCCTGTTGAAATCTAGTTTTTGATAGAACTAATGTGATTCTATCTGTCAACTGAATACCAAATTTACTGACAATATCTCTATCTCCACCAAACTGTTGGACATCACTTAAATACATCTCTATTGGATATCCTTTGGTAAATTTGCTACCTTGAGTATCCTCTCCTAGAGTTTGATCTAAGTTTAAATATTGTCTAGGAATATAAACAACATCCCTACCTGTTGCTTTGATGGTTTCTATAACCAGATCATTCAATAGATTTTGTTCGCCGACATAATCTTTAAAAAAGGGATTTACTGCCATATTTAACCCATCATGAAGTCAACTGGTAGTTCGTAACTTCTCAAGAATTCATTTTCTATTTCTGCTAGTTCTTGAATTGCCTCTGCATAAATTTGAGAACCTTTCATGACAATTCCGCCAGGGAGTGCAACTCCATCGTATTTTGCCATGTTAGAACCCCACTGTCTTTTAATTAAAGCAGTAGTATATTTTTGCAACCAACGATCATTGTAAATTTCAGTAAACTTATCAGGATCTAATGTTGCATATGCTTCTACAACAATATAACTTCCAGCAGTGATATCTGCTAAAGTTCCATCGATGTATATTCTATTTGTAACTTTACTAAATCTGATCGCTTTTTCTGGTTGAAAGAAATCTTGAATTAGTTTGATATATTTTTTGGTTGCATCATATGATGCCATACCGAGTGCTGGAGTTCCTGCAAGACCTCTATTGATTCCGAAATAGTCAGTCAATGCTAACTGATATCGAATGTCAAACATGTCGATTGATGTAAAATTACCAAACTGAAAAACTTTAACAACAGAAACTATATCTCTTCCGGTTGGACTATCTCCAGTAATTCCATTTATAGGGCCAATATCGTTGGTTTCTACGAACTTTCGATCAATGTCTTCTTGTGATAATTGGTACTTAAAATAACCTTTTTCTACACCATCAAAGTGGCGTTCAGAGAAAAACAATAGAGCATCATTTAAACGGTCTTCGCACTGTTGATAATCAACATTTATTTGTATAACAGGTTTGCCTAATTTGCGAAGACAATATTCTATTAGTTCTTCTTTGGAAGTTATGTTTAGCATTAAAAAATCTCCGTAGTATTTATACGGAGATTTTATTATATTTTAAGTTGTAGGAGTTTCCGAGGAAGATTCAGTCGGAGGTGGTTCCTCTTTCTTTGGTGGAGGAGGAGGCACACCATGAACTGTTACTGGAACAATTTCAATATCTTTAATTGACATGTTTTCGATATAATATCGTCTAGTAATAGGTGATGTTGCTTCGTCTGGTTCACTCTTCTTATAGTTTGTAAATCCAGGCATCTGAAGAGGACATGCTAGTTTTGGATAATCTAACTTACTATATTCATCCCCCTCTGCAACAAGCCATGTTCCCTTGCGATCTCCACAACCACATCCACCACAGAAATGCTTTCCGGGAGTTGATGATTCCTTAAGGTGTTCGCATGGAGGTAGAACACCACCTAAATTTTGATTACCAAAACAACTGAGGACTCTTAGTTGTTTTACTGGTTTTGTTGTCTTATCGTTCTTTAGTCCTCTTGAAGTTAACGCAGTTGCAAAGTTTTGAACCATTGTCAACTTATTTGCAATTCCACCCTGCTTCTTTACTTCTTCTTTTCTAAACTCTGGTGTTTCTTCGCTCATAATATACTCCTGCTCATCAATTATAAGTCAAATTAATGTTTAAGTCAACTCAATTCTTCTGACAAAGAATGCATTATATATTTCTCTAGAGTGTGCTGGGACTAGTATTACTTTACCGAAGTCCTTAACATTTTCCACATCCAAATATGTGGCATAAACTAGATTTGTATTAAATGCACTAGATGTCCAGAATACACTATTATCTATATCACCTCTATGCAACTTCTTTAGATAGGTAAAGTAATTTTCTGGATCTTCGTGTAGTTTGCTTGCCAAGAATTCCATTTCTTCTAAAGACGGTAAGTAATAATCGGCAAATCCACCAGCAGTTACAAGATGGAATTTCTTAAATAGATTGCCGGTTTCTACAAACTGAGTCTTATAGCAGTTATTGAAACCATCATGTATAGATGTCTTGGTCGAAACTCTGAGACTTTGTTCGTTTCTTGGATCAAAGTATCTAACCTTATATGACACATCTTGAATGAATAGTGCCCAACCCTTACCTGTAGATTTACCATATGAAGAAATCTTAGATTTTCTATAAAGTGGTCTATCTAAAGTTTCTGGGTCAGATCCATATACTTGTGTTTCGCCTGGTTTGAATATTCCAACAAAGTATCCGCCCCACTTATAATCACCGAATATTAAACCTTGGTTTAAGAAGTCAGTTTCACTCATGGTTTGAGCAACTAACTGCTTGTTGGTGTCGAACTGCGGTGCAGTTGGAACATGCGATCCTGTACAGATATTATTTGCAGAGTCTACTAGAGTTACAAAGTAACCACCCTTTGCAGCACAATCTGTCTTAAAGGATAGATCACATTCATACTCATAAGTTCCATCATCTTTCTTAACTAGATTGAAACATGTTCCTGTGTTTATGTCTCTTAGATAATTAGAACTAAATCTATAACTACTCTTTAATAAGAATCCTTCAGTTTCTATACCACAGTTGAATGATCCTTTACCTTGTAGTAATTCTTTACCACAAAGAGCACCAGTATTGTAAATACTAGGATATGATGCTTCTTTTGGTGTTAGAGTTGTTATGGTGAGACTGTCAGACAGTGAAATTTCGCCCTCGGATCCGAGGGGGCCCGACGGCAGTGGACTGCTTCGTAATGAACCACAATATCTAAATCCTGGAGGAACACCATAATCTACATCCTGGGTATCATTTATTTCCCAGCAACGAGTATCGCTCGTGCCACCGTATCCAGAAGAAGCTTTACCACAAGCGCACCAAGTTCTACAATATCCACCATCAGTATTATCGAAATTATAGGTATCATCGATACAATTAAACATTCCTAAATTAATAGTTGCGACTTCAGAATATACAGGAGATTTAGTTTCACATTCTATTGAAGTACATACATTTTCACATGTGATTCCTACTGGGAAATCGTTTACATCGTATGCAATATAGCAACATGCTCTAGGAATTCTCTTGTCAACAAAACACTCTATCTCTTCTTCTCCTACTTTTAGCACCAAAGCAGAACCAG